CAGTGGTTTCAAGTGGGTTTGACGATGGCGCGGCCTAAAGGTAGCCCTAAAGTTGGCGGCAGGGTAGCAGGAACCCCCAACGCGGCCACGGTTGAGTTTAGGGAGACGGTCACCAAGCTATTGAGTGATAACGCCCCTAACGTCGCTCTGTGGCTTGCGCAAGTTGCAGAAGGTCACGGCGATACCAAGGCTGACCCGGCAAGAGCGCTGGACATGCTGGCAAAGCTGGCAGAGTACGCCGCGCCTAAGCTGAACAGAACAGAGCACACGGGAGCAGGTGGCGGGCCGGTTGACCATAGTTTGACGGTTAGCTTTGTAGGTCAGACGTGAATCGCAACATTGAGTGCGAGCAATGCGGCTTGAACCATCCCGCCGGGCTTGAACTTGAAGCGCTTTTAAAAGCAGTAGATCGGTATCAATGGCTGCGTCAGAACCCGGCGTTTGAGTCGGAGTCGGTCTTATCAGGTCTTGGCCCAGCAGAGTTTGACCAATTAGTGGATGCGAGGCGTTGTGAATGAAGGTCGAGCTTCCCGCAAAGCTGGCCCCACTGTTCCAGCCGAACCGCTTAAAGGTGGCACACGGTGGCCGTGGCAGTGCCAAGTCATGGGGTTATGCCCGCGCTTTACTGATCGAGGCTGCTCAGAAGCCCTTACGTGTGCTTTGCGCTCGGGAGATCCAGAAGTCAATCAAGGATTCGGTACACCGCCTGCTAAGTGACCAGATACAGGCTATGGGCCTGGGTCACATGTATGAGGTACTGGACAGCGAGATCCGCTGCAAGAACGGCAGTCTTTTCCTGTTTGCAGGCTTAGCGCAGCACACCGTCGAGTCTATAAAAAGTTTCGAGTCAATAGACCGCTGCTGGATTGAGGAGGCCCAAACTGTGACCAAGCGCAGTTGGGATGTGCTGACGCCGACTATCCGTAAAGAGGATAAAAAGGCTGGGACTTCATCGGAAATCTGGATCACGCTCAATCCTGATATGGAGACCGATGAAACCTATCAGCGGTTTGTCGTCAAAGCACCGGCTGACGCCTTTGTTGTGCAAATGAACTGGCGCGACAACCCGTGGTGGCCTGATGTGCTGGAAAAGGAGCGGCTAGACACTTTGCGCCGCGATCCTGACAACTACGCCAATATTTGGGAAGGCGAGCCTAAGCGGGTATCTGAGGGCGCTATTTACCGCTTTGAGATTGAACGACTCTACGCTGAGAACCGCGTCCGTCCCGTGCCGTATGACCCGCTGTTAGCTGTTCATACCGTTTGGGACTTAGGCTGGAATGACGCCATGTGTATCGGCTTCTTTCAACGCTCCGGCGCTGAGATTCGCTGCATTGACTACATCGAGGACAGCCACCGCACGCTGGATTACTACGTTGCCGAGATAGAGAAAAGGCCGTGGCGCTGGGGTACTGACTTCATACCGCATGACGGCAGAGCACGCGACTTCAAGACCGGCAAGAGCACCGAGGAACACCTACAGGCGATGGGCCGCAAGCCGGTTGTGCTGCCGATTGACAGCATTGAGGAGGGCATCAAAGCCGCCCGCCTGATGTTTCCGCGTGTTTACTTTGACGAAACCAAGACCGCCGACCTGCTGGAGCATTTGAAGCGTTATCAACGCTCGATCAACCAGCGCACTAGCGAGGCAGGCGCGCCGCTACACGATGAGCACTCACACGGCGCTGACATGTTCCGCTATGCCGCTGTTGCTGTTGACCAGATGGGCAACGCAGGCCCGCAGAAACCCATTGAATACACGCGCAAGAGGCTCGCATGAACGACAGCCTGCATCTGATTGATGACGGCTTTGGCAACTTACTAGAGGCGTGCGGCTCGTGGTACTTCGACAACCCTGACGCGCCTTTGCCTGCGGGAATGATTCGGGCTAACTACGAATGCGCGCTTAAGTTCGTATTCGGCCATTGGGATCAGCCCTCATACACACCAACAACGAAACCTGAAGCATGACCAAAGAACAACTGATCGAAGCCCTAAAGATGCTGGGCCGTGGCCGTATTGACGCCGCCGAAGCCATCGCAGAACACCTGATGCCAACGCCCAAGACCATTGCGGTTGACGTGCCAGAGCCAAAGGCAAAGATTGGCAGCTTTGCAGGTATCAAAGATAACAGCGGTAGACCAATTGGTGCTGCTGAAACATTTGAGGCTCCTTTCCCAATGCCGAGCGCACCCAAAAAAGGCAAGTAAATGGCAAAGATGACCGAGGACCAGCTACTTAGCCATTGCCAGACGCTAGAAGAAGATAGCGCCGCCTTTACCTGGGGTCGCCTGGGTACTGAGCGCGAGAAGGCCATGAAGGAGTATTTCCGTCAGCCTTACGGCACGGAAGAGGAAGGCTGGTCCAGTATTGTCACGTCCGAGGTGCAGGACACGGTGGAATGGATATTGCCGAGCCTGCTCAAGATATTCACCTCTACCGACCAGGCGGTGAGCTTTGAGCCGAACAAGCAGGAGGATGTGAAGCCTGCTGAACAAGCGACAGACACCTGCAACTACGTCTTTTACAAGCAGAATCCCGGCTTTCTGGTGCTTTACACCGCGTTCAAGGATGCGCTGTTGGTCAAGAACTGCGCCGTCATGTGGCGTAAAGAGACCAAGCGCACCAAGGACGTGACGTCGGTGCAAGGCGCAACGGCTGAAATGCTGACGATGCTGCTGCAAGAAGCCGGTGAGGACGCCGAGATCGAGGCCGCGACACCGCTGAAACCGCAGCCGATGATGGGGCCGGACGGTCAGCCGATGATGGGGCCGGACGGTCAGCCGATGATTGACCCGTACACCGGCAGTCCCATGCTGGGACCGGAGCTGTATAACGCCCGCATTTGCAGCTACAAGGACAAGACGACGATCAAGGTCGAGGCATTCCCGCCCGAGGACCTTCTAGTCAAGCGTGACTGGACAACGCCGCTGCTGGACGACTGTCCTTATGTCGCCCGCAACATGCGCGTCACGCTGTCAGACCTGATTGAAATGGGCTTTAAAGGCGTCACGGTTGACGACCTCGACAGCTCGGACGATGCCGGTGTTAGTGCCGATGCGTCCTTTAGACAAAACCGCGCCAACAGCGGATCAGAGGTATTCGGCGGCAAACAGTTGCAAGAGTCCGATGACGACAGCCTGACAGAAGGTTATTTGCGCATTGAATTTGTGCTGGTGGACTATGACGGTGACGGCATCGCAGAGCGCCGCTGTATCTACCGCCTGAAAGACAAAATCCTGAGCAATGAGGAGTGCGCGCAGGTTCCTATCGCTACCGCTTCGCCTATCCTGATTGCACACCGCTGGGACGGCATGAGCGTAGCTGAGACGGTCAGTGATCTGCAGCAGCTCAAGACCGAGCTGACGCGGCAGATGATGAATAGCGCGTTTTTGGCTAACAACCCAAGAACCGAGGTGCTGACGGACAGCAACAATGCACCGTTTGCCAACATTGACGACTTGCTCGACAGCCGTCCCGGTGGCATTCTGCGCAAGTCGCGGCCTGATGCACTGACGCAGAACATCGTGCCTTTTGTTGGCGAGAAAATGCTGCCGATCTTGGGCTATGTGGACGAGATGGGCGCAAAGCGTACCGGCGTATCGCCTTCGACGCAGATGGACCAGAACACCCTGCGCAACGACAGGACAGCCGTAGAGGTACAGCAGACCGCCAACGCCGCTGCAGCCCGAATCGAGCTGATAGCCCGCATCTTTGCTGAAACGCTGCTCAAACCGATCTTTAAAGGCATTCTGTGCCTACTGACAGACGGCGAAATGGAAAAGGTAGCGTTCAGGCTGCGCAATGAGTTCGTGGAATATGACCCGAACGAGTGGAAAGACAGCTACGACATGACGATCAATGTCGGCCTGGGAACGGGCGACAAGGCGCAGCAGCAGATCGCACTACAGACCATCTTCCAAAATCAAATGGCATTGGCGCAATCACCGTTTGGTCCGTTGCTGATACAGCCGAAGTCAATCTACAACACCAACGCCAAATTGGTCGAAAACGCAGGCTTCAAGAACGTCGGCGACTTCTACGCAGACCCCAAAGACCAGCAGGTGCAGCCGCAACAGCCGCCGCCTGATCCTGCGATCCAGATAGCACAAATGAAGCTGCAGGCCGAGGCGCAAAAGTTCCAGGCCGAGTCGGGCCAGAACATGCAAATGGAGCAGCTCAAAGCCAGCGCCAAGCTGCAAGAGGTGCAAGCGAACCTTGAACTACAGGCATCGAACGACCAGCGTGACGGCGAGCGCGAAACCATGATGGCGCAATTCAAGCGCGAACTAGCTGACCTTCAATTGCAGCTTGACCGCTACAAGGTAGACGCCGACAACTCCACACGCATCACGGTTGCACAGATTTCGCACCCGATAGAAAGCGGGCCCGAGATTGACGCAGAAACCGGCGAAGCGGTGCAAAAACCTGACCCGATGGCCGCTATCACGCAAGCCCTGGCGATGCTGGCCGACGCGCAAAGCAGGCCCAAACAGATCGTTCGTGACGCCGCTGGCCGTGTGGTCGGTGTGCAGTAGGCGACACCTACACCACGGTTAACGCTGCAATCCTGGCTGACGCTGCAATGGCCGCGACTGACCTGATCATTGCCGCGTCGGGCAACAACCGCACCTTGACCAGCGCGGCGGGCAAGTCCGATGCTGCAGCCAATGCAACCGGCGGCAGTGCGACGAACCATATAGCCTTCTTGGACACCGTTGGCCTGCGCGTGTTGTGGGTGACGCCAGAAACCAGTGGGCAAGTGGTGACGCTCGGCAATGCCGTTAACTTTCCCTCGCTGGTCTACACCAGCAACCAGCCGGTTTAAGCAGTGGCTGACAATACAACCCTCAACACTGGCGCGGGCGGTGACGTTATTGCCTCGGACGACATTGCAGGCGTCAAGTACCAGGTTGTCAAAATTGGCCATAGCGCATCCGATGCGTTGCCGGTGCACGCCTCGACCGCTAACCCATTTCCGGTTGCCGTCATCAGCAACGTGGCTTTGACAGACGCACAACTGCGCGCAACAGCAGTCCCGGTTTCTGGCGCTTTCTTTCAGGCAACCCAGCCGGTAAGTGGTGCGCTAACCATCACGGCAAACGGCATCATATCGACCGCCAATAGCACGGCAATTGCTCTGGCGGCTAACGCTGTCTATACCGGCACGGCAGAAGACGTTACTGACTTTGCCGACATCCACATAACAGTGTTCGCAGACCAAGCCAGTGCAGTCGATGGCGTGAAAATCCAGCAGTCATCCAACGGCACGAATTGGGATATGTCGGACGATTACAGCGTCCCGGCTAACACTTCCAGAACTTTCGGCATGGCGGCTTCGGCGAAGTTTTACCGCGTCGTTTACACCAACGGCGCAACAGCGCAGACAGTCATCCGGCTACAAACAAAACTGTATAAAAGCTACACCAAAGGCTCATCGGTCAGGCCGCAAGACGCGCGCACCAATGACAACGACTTTGAGGAAATGCTTGCGTTTTCGATGGGCTACAACGGCACAAGCTGGGACCGGCTGCGTAGCACGGTAGC